TTTGCCGTCTGCTTGGTTAGCTGATTCAGTAACCCAACGGTGTGTATAATAGCTTGTCATTGCTTCACTGCTATTAAAACGTGTATTAAGTGCATTTGTATCAACACTGTTGCGTACAAACTTCTTAACGTTAAAGCCACTTCTACGTAAGTTAACTAACAACATACCTTTTGGATATAGTGCTGGATCCGGAGCGTCTGCATCTAAGAAGTTATTTGTTAACAACTCAGTGATAGTTCCAGCTACATTACTAGTAGCGCCTGTTAATCCCCAACGTGCATCTGCAAATAGTACACCGTCTTCAGTAGTTTGATCGGCTGCATCTAGTAATACCCACTTTGCAGTAGCAGTACTATATTTGTAAATTGTTGGATAATTATCTAAGTCTGCTGTTGAAACCCAAATGTCGCCATTCTTAAGAGCTGTACCATCTGATTGGCCAGTAGCCGCAAGTGGTTCAGTTGCACTTACAATAGGTCCTGCTGGACTTGTTTGCTGTGCAGTAGACGCATTATAGAATGGACTAGTTGAATCTAAGTAACCAACCCAAGTAGTACCGCTATGTATCATTATATCAACTTCGTCAGTGATTGAACTATACCATAACGTATTGTCTGCTGCCAATGCTGTCGGAGCAGTTGTACTTCCTGTGTATGTTAATACTTTCCAGTTAGTTGCAACAAACTCGTTAGCTGTATCGCCTGCTGGTGCTGTGTACAAGTTAGCAGTTCCGCTATTTTCATTTACATAAGCACTAAAGCCCATTTCTGCAAATGCCGCTCCAGTTTGGTCTTTGAAACGAATTTCGCCGCCCTTGGAGTGCGTAATAACAACTCTATTTTGTGCGTCAACTGTAGCACTAACGTTAGTTAGTCCTACTGCGTTAATTGCGTTAGCAACTACTTCTGCGTCACTTGCCGCACCTGTTGTTGTTCCGCTTACTGCTGTTACACTTTGTAAAGCCGCATTACCAACTATTGTCTCTTGAATGTTAATCGTAAATGCCGCTGACGACATTCCAGTGCTAATTATGCCACTAGTAATAGTTGTTGGACCAGTTGTTGATCTTTTGTAAATTTTAAAATCACCAGCTGTAACTGTTGCTTCAGCATCGTTTGCTTTAACATAAGTTTGGCTTAAAGATAAGCCCGAGCCGCCTAGTGTCTTATCTAGGTTAAAGATTGCTTCGTGGTTAGTTTTATAAATTGGTGCTGAGCTAGTATCCCATAGCTTAGTAGCATCATTCCATACTTTAACTTTCCAGTTAGCGCCCTTATTAGGCTGTGTTGTTTTAACCCAAAGACTTCCTGTTGGACGTGAAGTTGTATCAGCTGTCTTATATTCAGGTACACTTGTGTGAGGAGCAATAGTTAATGCTGGAGCATAATATGTTCCTGCTACTAGTCCTGCTGTTGCTAATGAACCAGTACCTTCAGCAAGTACAACGTTTGCACCTGTAGAGAAAATATGCACAACACTATCAATAGATGCCGCTGTAACGCCACTAATTGAAGCTGTATTAATATCACCTACTAATGATGCACCAGTTGTGCCGGTTGCAGTAACAGTAGTTGAGTTAATAACTAATGTTTGACCAACAACAATTGTCGGGTTAGCTGAACCTGTTGTAGTAGCATGACTTGCTTTCCACGCAGTTGATCCAGTTTGTACCCAAGCACCTAAGTAGTTCTTGTAGTAAAGTTTGTTAAGGGTAGTTGTTGCAACAATAGCATAATCGCCAATTGCGCCAACTGAACCTTTTGGTACACCGCCAGTAACTTTAGTAGCATCAGTAATAACTGCTGGTACTTTGTTAGTAAAGCTCTGTCCACCTGTTACAGAAGCAGCCGCTGAGTTCCATGCAAAAATGCCAAATATTGACATTGCTGTATCAAACCAGTATGTACCTGCCGCAGGATTTGCAGTAGGAGCCATTGCTGATGCTGTTAGTGCGCCTAAGTCAATTGCCGCTCTAGTTACATAAGCTCGGTTACTTACACCTAATACACTGTATGCCGCTTGTAAACCATATTCGTTGATTTCACCGCCGTGTATTGGATTGTTGTTAGTATCTGTCTTGAAACTTGGTTCACCAAATGTTTCTACTAAATCACGTTGTGAAGTGATCAAGTAAGGTTTACCTGCGTTTGCAAGCAATGTACCTGGTGCGGTACCTGTTCCTGCGCCGTTCTTTTTATCTTGGGCGGAGGCTATAAAAATCATTGGTACAGTGCCGGGTTCTGCAGGTGTATAGAACGATTCGTCTATTACCTTAACCTCAACACCTGGGGATGATAACGCCATTTCTGTTTCTCCTAATAAGTATGTTCACTATTATTTATATGATTCTAACAATAACACCGCTAGATACGCCTAATAAAAGGGGGTGAAAAGGTGAGGTAAATACAATATGAGACCATTATGCATTTGTAGACAAAGACCTGCCGCTATAAATTACAAAAAAGGCAATAGAGTATACTATCGCAAGCGATGTGAAGTGTGTTTGCGTAACGGAATACACCACGGAATTCCTAAATGGAAACAAGCTGGATACAATAAGAAAAACTACTGTGAAAAATGTAATTACACAAGTCCTCATCCAGAGCAGTTTAATGTATTTCACATAGACGGAGACTTAAACAATTCGTCACATACTAATTTAAAAACAGTATGTGCGAACTGCCAGCGTATTATTCAGAAAGTTGGGAAGAAGTGGAAGCAAGGTGACTTGCTACCAGATTTTTAAGATAGTCCATAGTACTGTTATTTTCTATTATTGCACTATGATCGATACTGCACCACTTATACTCTGACTGATGTACTTCTTTAGGTTCTACTCCAATGTCTTCATACATGCGTAACCACACCGGATCATCACCTCTGCGCACTCTCCAGACATTTCCGCCTAGTGCATTAATCATTAATCCTTCGTTAGGAAATCGCACATCCGGAATAACATAATTTGTATTTGGATTCTGCATAATTTCACGCTTGACCATACTAACCCATATGCCGTCATAGAACCCTTTTCGCATGCAGTCTGTGCCAAATTCCTGTAGTACTAGTCTAGGAGTTATTTTCCTGCCAGTTTCCTTAGACCAAAAGTCGTCACGTTGTTCACGCCATTCTCTACTTTTGTCTGTTATACCCTCTAGTAGTTCTCGATCCCAGTCAAACATATCTGCAACAGCATCTTTAAGTTTATCTGCAAATGATAACTTTTTAAATCCGTATTGTTCTACCAGTATATCACCAACAGTACCTTTGCCGCCGCCAATTAACCCACATATTCCGATAATCATTTTTTTTCCTATAAAGTTATTTGTTCTGATCCATATCCAATATTACCTTTAGCAAAACAGTTAAATGCAATGCCATATCTATCTTTTTTACTATCTAAGCGATCTACTTTATGCTGTAAGTGTGACGGAAATAATAATATGTCTCCTGTTACAGGATTTGTTGTAAATTGTTGTATATTGTACTGGTTGTAGTTTTTCTTTTTATATGTTAATGGTACGCTATTATGAAACAAGTTAGGATACATATATGCTTTTTCAAAAGTTATTGGAGCAGTTGTAGAATCTGCATCAATATAATATACTCCGCTAATCATTGATCCTGCGTGTCCGTGACTTACAATATCTGCACTGCCTGCTCCTGCATCAATTTTATTAATCCAACTTGCTTGTATTTCAAAATTAATATGATCTTCAATGTCTAGTACTTCGTGAGCAAAATAATCAATAGATTGTTGTATTAATATTTTAAGTTTTTTAAGTTTTTTATTGTGTAGTATATGCATGCCTTGTTTATGTTGGGGCAAATGATCGTCTGTTCCGTCGTGGCCTACTGCTTGTAGAGGATATTGTAAGTTTTTAACCCATGCCATAGTAATAACATCAAGGGGGCCAATATTACTTTTAAATAACGGAACAGAAAATAAAGGAATAACTTGATGATTCATAGCTTTATCTGCGATGTTCCAGCGCCGACGTGTCCTCTAGCAAATAAGTTAAATGCTAAACTATAACGTTCGCTTTGTGTTTCATTAGCAGTAACCATATGTTCACAATGTGACGGAAATATAATAAGGTCGCCGGATTTTGGTTTATGTGCAATAGTATCCATATTATACTGATTCATCGAATCTTGTTTAAACTCAACTCGAACAGTGTCATGAAATAAATTGTAGTAACTGTGCGAGCGCCTAAACAAAATATCGCCTGCACCTGGTTCATTTTGAATATAGTATACTGCACTTAACATTGCATTTGAATGCCAGTGTAGGGTATTGTTTTCACCTTGCTTGTGTCGGTTTATCCAGCTATTTTGTATTTCAAAATTAACACCGTCTTCAACACCCAATTCTTGATGTACAAAAAAATCACATGCTGACTTAATTTGGGCTTTTAATGTTTTAAGTTTAGGACGTTCTAGTATATACTTGTCATCAGTATGATCATGCCCCGATGCTTCGTGTGGATAATCTAAGTTTCTAATCCAAGCCATTGTAATTGGATCAGGCTTGCCTATGTTTGTTTTGAATAGTGGAACAGACCACATTGGAGTTGTTATATATTGCATTGTTACATTATATAACGATTCTTCTCCAATGTCAAGTCTTTTTTTGAATTAGCCTATAGTAAATCCGTAACCAGTACCGCCTGCCATTGCCATTGATACTTCGTTCTCTAGTTTTTCCATTTCAGCTTGTGCTTCTGCTTTAAGAGTATCACCGTTAAGTTGTGACCCGCCTTGTGGTCCTGCAATCGTAGCAAACTTTGATCGAGCTTCACCTAACATGAATTTACATGTAGCAAGTGTATAACTTTTAATCCAATCAATTGCCATATAGTCCGAAAACAAAGATTCGTCCGGACGATAGTTGTAACAGTACAACATCAATGTTTCTTCTGCTCTTGGACGTTGTAACATTGTTAGTTGCTTGGTAACACTGTTCCAATTGAACTCAATAAACGAACCAAACATTCTTCCTACTAGTTCTTGGTACTGACTAAACATATCGTATGTTGCTAGTCCTCCCATATTAGAACCAGAAAGCAAATATGTATTTGTGTATGCTAAGTTAAACGGTTCAAATATACTACCGCCATCTCCACCGCCGCTTCTTGATCCTACACTTCTGCGGAATATTGTTCTTACTTCCATTACTTCGTTTGGAAGTGTGTATGTATTTTGATCTACAATAGTCGGCATAAACAAGTACGATTCTTCTGCAGAATGGTCACTTCTTTGACGATACCGAGTAAGTGCTTTTGTTAGTGCAGTTTCATAATGTACAGGGTCAAGTTCGACATCTACCATTCCGCCACCTAACATAGCATATACATAGTCAAAAATTTCTTGTTTCTTTGTAGTTGTGTTTGCCATATTTTAAATCTCTCCATTAGTATTTATCGTTACGATAAATATGTATAATAATAGGAGAACCAATTTGCCCAGATTGTCGTTATACAAACCGGAAAAGGGCAAGGATTATACGTTTTTAGACAGACAGATCCTTGAAATGTTTACAATAGGCGGAACTGATGTATTTGTTCACAAGTACCTTGGACCTAACAATCCATTGGCTGCTGACGCAACTGCTGACCAACCTACGTATGCAGGCGGAGTATCAGCCTCTAATATTCAAGATATGTTGTTTTTAGAAAATAGAGATAGAAAATACGATACTTCTATATACGAGATGCGCGGCATTTATAATATACAAGATATAGATTTTGATCTAAGTGCATTTGGTATGTTCTTGCAAAATGATACAGTGTTTATGACAGTACATATTAATAGCAGTGTTAAGACACTTGGCAGAAAGCCTATGAACGGCGATGTAATTGAGTTGCCGCATTTGAAAGATGAATATGCACTTGATAACAATACAATGGCACTTAAAAGATTTTATGTTATAGATGATATTAACAGAGCCGCAGAAGGATTTAGTCCTACTTGGTATCCGCACTTATATAGATTAAAATTAAAGTCGTTAGTAGATAGTCAAGAGTTTAAAGAAGTATTAGATTTACCTGCGGAAGAAGGTTCTGATACTACACTACGAGATTTACTTTCAACATACGAAACAGAAATGCAAATTAACAATGCTGTTGTTGCTCAAGCAGAATCAGATGCCGCAAAGAGCGGATTTGATATTAGTCATTATTATACGTTAGCTACTAACGCAGACGGAAGTGTTGCATTGCAAACAGCCGACGAAACAGATTTAGATGCAAGTAACATTAGCCTAAGCGCAGATGAAATTGCTGATAGACCAAATAGAGCCGGTTATCAAGGATACTTGCTAGGTACTGGAGAATCACCAAATGGCGCGGCGTTTGGTCAAGGCATTGGATTCCCTGCAACTAGAGAAGACGGTGATTACTTTTTAAGGACAGACATGAGCCCAAAACGTTTATTTAAATATGATGGTACTAGGTGGCTTAAAGTACAAGACGATGTTCGTGTTACACTATCTAACACAACTGATCGCAATACACAAAAAGGTACGTTTGTTAACAATACAGCTACTAGTCAGATAGCTGGAGAAACAATAACAGAGCGTCAAGGCTTATCGAAAGCACTTAGACCAAAGGCGGATAATTAATGTCTCAACACTTTTATGACGGACAAGTAAGACGATACATTACACAACTAGTAAGGATGATGAGCAATTTTGCTTATAAAGACGGTGCAGGTGCAGAAGTTGTTGTTCCTGTTATGTATGGTGACTTAACTAGACAAGTAGCAAGTATTATCAAAGGTAACTCAGAAAATAAAATACCTAGTGCCCCTAGAATGGCTGTATATATTACAGCATTAGCAATTGACAGAGATCGCACAAGTGATTCGAGTTATGTGAGCAAAGTTAATGTTAGAGAAAAAGCATACGACGAATCTGGGAAGGAATATTTAAATTACGAAGGTAAGAATTATACAGTTGAACGACTAATGCCAACACCGTATACACTTACAGTTAATGTGGATATATGGACAACGAATACTGATCAAAAGTTACAGTTACTTGAACAAATTTTAATGTTGTTTAACCCAAGTTTAGAAATACAAACAACAGACAACTATATTGACTGGACTAGTTTAACAACTGTTACACTAGATAATGTAAACTTTAGTTCTAGAACAGTTCCAGTCGGTGTTGACGACTCAATTGATGTCGCTACATTAACCTTTGTAACTCCAATATGGATCTCACCTCCAGTTAAAGTTAAACGACTAGGTGTAATTACAAATATTATTACAAGCATGTTTGACGAAGCACAAGGTACTATTGAACTAGGATTAACAGTTCCAGAACTTAATGCGTTTGATGACGCTAGTGTTGCTGGTGCGCTTGATAAGAACGGTGGCAGAACTGTGCAAACAACTAATAATTCAATAACACAAACAACTAACTATATGGGTTATGATGCATATGTAGACGGTAGTATTGTAAAATTATTAGATAAAGGAACAATTGGACAGACTAGTTGGAGGAATGTACTAGACTCGCATCCGGGATCATACCAGCCGGGTATTAGTAGAATCTATCTTAATAAACTAGACACTAATACAGCAATTACAGGCACGTTTGCATTAAACACAATAGACGATACACAAATTGCTGTTAGCTGGGATACTGATTCATTCCCAGCTAACACTGTAATTGAAAGTAGCGACAGATCATTAGGTGCTTTAACATCTATTGATTATATTATTGACCCAACTAAAACATTCCCAGCTACTAAAGCACAAGGAACTAGAGTATTATTATTAGGAGCAATTGGAGCAACAGGAAATGTTGACGGTGCTGACGCTTGGAAAAACTCAAATAATACAGACTTAGTTGCTAGTGAAAATGATATTATTGAATGGAGCGGAAGTGCCTGGAGCATAGTATTTGATGCATCAGCTATAATTAATGCAACTACAGTAACATACACTACTAACCTAAATACTGGCACACAGTACAGATGGAATGGTGAAGATTGGTTACTTAGTGTCGAAGGGCAGTATCCACAAGGAACATGGAGAATTGCACTCAACGGATAACTATTTTTATGAAAGAAATAGTCTGTAGTGGAGCCTTATTTTATAGTTTAAAAACAAAAAGATTTCTCTTTTTGCATCGAGCTAGTGGCAAACATAATAAATTATGGGGATTAGTGGGCGGCACTAACGAAGGGGCAGAAACTCCTTGGGAAGGTCTTCAGCGAGAAATTACTGAAGAAATCGGCGAGCTTCCTCCTATTACTAAAACTATGCCGTTAGAAACATTTGTATCTACTGATAGTAAGTTTTCCTTTCATACATATCTATGTGTAATTAAGGAGGAATTTATACCTGAACTTAATACAGAACATGACGGCTATGCTTGGGTAAGTTTTAGTAAATGGCCCAAGCCATTACATCACGGATTGCGCAACACCCTTCAAAGTAAAATTAGTCTAAACAAGCTAGAAACTGTATTTAAAGTTATTGATTTACTTGACAAATCTTAACTAATCAAGTATAATAACACTATGAAAGTATTAGTTATCGGCGATGTAATAATCGACAAATATATCTATGGCACTTCAGAACGTTTAAGTCCTGAAGCTCCTGTCCCTGTTGTTAAGCATCTGCGTGAAGTTGAAACCCTTGGCGGTGCAGGACTTGTTTACAAAAACTTAAAGAGCTTAGGTGTTGACGTAACACTATTTGATACCGAACAGCCTAGAAGTATTAAGACTAGAGTAATTTGCGATGGACATTATGTTACACGCATTGACGATGATAAACATGCAAACAGTGCCGCAGTATTAGACGCTGTACAAGCAACTGATTTTACAAAATACGACTATGTTATATTAAGTGATTATAATAAAGGTGT